CACCAACTCAGTTGCATTTTGTTTAATGGAAGATGATAAGCCATTAAAATGGGGAAAGATTGAATTTACTGGGGCAGATATTTATGAAAAAATATATGATGCTAAAGTTAAAATGCATTCAATGCTTAAAGAACTTAGATCAGATTACATTGTTGTTGAGGGTGCAGTATTTGTCAAATCCCCAGACGCCGTGATAAAATTATCTTATGTATACGGTGTCGTCATTGCTGAGCTTATGTCTACTGGTGCTAGTGTTATCACTATATCTCCTACATCTTGGCAGGCATATATTGGAAATAAAAACCCAACAAAGTTGGAGAAAGACAAACTTAGGTTTGAAAATCCAGGATACGCTGACTCTTGGTATAAAGCAAAAATGCGGGAGATCAGAAAACAAAGGACTGTAGATTATTTTAACAAAAAGTATAACCTATCCTTAGATGATTTTGATGTGGCAGATGCATTCGGCATAGCGCATTATTCTAACACGGTATTAACAGAACGATGAAATTATATAAAAGTAAAGAGTGGCTATATCGTCGCTATGTAGTTCAAAAGAAAACTATGGAAGAAATAGCTAAAGAATGCAAAGTAACAACTATGACTATATATCGTGCATTAAAAGATAATGGACTGATTAAATGAAATTTGCACATAAGGTATTTCATATAGAATCTGACTTTGATAGAGAATGGCTAGTAGAGTCAATAAATATTTATCTTGAAAAGCATTCAACTCCATTAGATACGCCAACAGTACAAATAAGATCTAATGAAGATTTACTTAACTATTATAATAACAATAAAGACTTTTTTATAGATCCGAATGGGTATAGTTTAGATGGAAAACAAGGTTGGAAATATGGAGAGCTTGGCATATGGGCCAGCAACTATACGGCTTGGAAAAATTTTTTAAAAACAAATTTTGATTTTTTGATATTAATGGAAGATGATATAACCTTTAGTGATAACTTTTTCCCTCTTCTTCAAAAATATATATTAGAGTTACCAGAAGATTGGGATATATTTTCATTCTTTGTACCATTTGATCAATATCATAAATATGGCTTACATAAATCATATGGAGAAAATACATCATTCATATATCAAGATTGGTCTTGTTTGTGTTATGTTTTGAGTAGAAAGGGTGCTCAAAAATCTCTGGAAGTTATGCAACAAGGAGTTTCATTGCCGCTAGATTGGTTCTACTATAGACAAACAGATAAGTTTAATGGATTTACAATAAAGCCAGATGTTGAACAGGGTTGTACATTAGCAAGACTTGAATCAACATTTCAAAACAAACATGAAAGGAAAATTATAGATGGGATTTTCTGATCCAACAAATAAGCCTTGGACTCAGCAAGAAATCATAAAGATTAATCCAAAAACTGTTTTGGATGTAGGTGCTGGACAAGGTGTTTATCTTGATTTAATTAGAGCAGTATTGCCAGAAGATGTATTTGTTCATGCTGTAGAGGTATGGGATCCATATATCAAACAATTTAATTTAGTTGCAAGATATGATAAGTTATTTCAAATGGATGTCAGAGAAATGGAAACATTTGATTACGATCTAGTTATTTTAGGCGATGTATTAGAGCATATGCCAGAAAAAGATGCTGTGGAACTATGGGATAGAATATCAAAAAATGCTAAGTACGCAATTATATCTATTCCAATTATTCATTATCATCAAGATGCAATAAATGGAAACCCATATGAGGTGCATGTAGAAGAAGACTGGAATACTGAAAGAGTACTTAAAACTTTTAAAGGAATTAAGTATCATCAAGAATTTCCAGTTACTGGTGTATTCATAGCTAAATTTGAAAATGAGTTTATACCAAAAACAATTTGGCAAACATATAAAGATCCATTCGACAAACTGCAACCTTACATGGTAGATGCAGTAAACACATGGAAACATCACAATCCAGAATATGAATATAGGTATATGGATGATGAGCAGGCTAAAGAATTTGTATTGAAAGAATACGGAAAAGAATGGCTTGACATATTTAATAGCCTTCCAGTTGGAGTTATGCGGGGAGACTTATGGCGTTATATGATTATATATAAATATGGTGGAATTTATGCAGATTTAGATACTTTATGTAATGAGCCTGTATTTAATTGGATTAGTAATAAGCATAAGCTCATAGTTTGTCCAGAAAATAATAGAGACTTTTGTCAATGGACATTTGCTGCCTCACCAGAGCATCCATTTATTAAATCTGTATTAGATTATATTAAAGGTAAATTAGAAAATCCAAATTATAATATTCAGCATTTTATTCATGAACATACTGGACCAACTGCTTGGTCAAATGGTATACTTAACGCCTTAAATATGGAATATGGAACTAATTTGATTGACGATTATCAGAAAATAAATGATTCTGATATTGCTAAAGAAAATCGTTTCTATCTATATGGAGGAGAACGATGGAGAATTTTTCATTTTGAAGCCGTAAAACACATGTATGGAAGTCAGACATGGAAAGAAGGATATGTTCGATGGATTGAAGATCCATTTGTGAAAGGGAAAAGATAATGCTTGAACCAGTATTTGAAGATAGAAAAGAATTTGATTGCAATGATTTATATTTACTTACGGTAGGCACAGAGGCTGGTAGAGAAATTTGGAATACCTGCCATGAAATTGCACATATGTTGGTAAAGAAAAATATTGCATACGGAAATTCAGCCCTTGACCCTGTTCGTATATTTTCAAAGGCGGGACCAAGAGAACAGCTCCATGTTCGTATTGATGATAAATTAAATAGATTAATGAAGGGTACAGAATATCCAGGAGATAATGATATTGATGATTTAATTGGATATTTAGTTCTGCTTAAAATAGCCAAGTCTAGATCCTAGTCAACTAAAACATGGTATAATTTATACATATGGATATTGAATTAGCCGATCATTTTGATCGCATGAATAAGGTAGTTGAAGAACTACTCAAAGGAAATAATCCCACCCAGATTGCCACTGTAACAGGTTTTAAACGTGCAGAGGTGTTAGGATATATAGACGAGTGGAAAGAAGTCGTTAGAAACGATTCTGGGGCTCGTGACAGGGCAAAAGAAGCCATATCTGGAGCAGACCAACACTACGCCATGCTAATAAAAGAGGCTTGGAAGACCGTAGAGGATGCAGACCAAGCAGGTCAATTAAATATTAAAGCGACGGCATTAAAGCTTATTGCAGATATTGAGGGCAAGCGTATAGGCATGCTTCAAGAAGTTGGTCTGTTAGATAATCAAGAATTAGCTGCTCAAGTAGCAGAAACAGAAAGAAAACAAGATATACTCGTAAAGATATTAAAAGAGGTAACTGCAACTTGTCCTAAATGTAAAATGGAGGTTGCTAAACGTTTATCTCAAATAACTGGAGTGGTAGAACCAGTTGTTATTGACACAGAGGAAGCTAGTGGATCTTAATTTTAATGATCTCATTGATATCCTAGACGGAGAGGAGTTTGATGAAAGACCAGTCGATTTACAAACATTTGTTACAAGCCCAGACTATCTTGGACTACCGCCACTTTCGGAGTACCAATATACGCTTATCGAAAAAAGCTCACAAATCTATAAACAATCCACTCTTGTCAAATTATTTGGAGAGGATGAAGGTCAGCGTCGCTACAAACAAACATGTAATGAAGTAATAGCACAGCTAGGGAAGGGTAGCGGTAAAGACTACTGTTCCACCATAGCAGTATCATATATGGTCTACCTATTGTTATGTTTAAAAGATCCAGCAACATATTATGGCAAACCTCCTGGGGATTCCATAGACATTCTTAATATTGCTATTAACGCACAACAGGCAAACAATGTTTTCTTTAAGGGATTTAAAACACGCATAGATAGATCGCCTTGGTTTATTGGCAAATATGAAGCGAAGGCTTCAGAAATGAAATTTAATAAAGCTATCACTGTACATTCAGGTCACTCTGAACGTGAAGCATGGGAAGGTTATAACGTTATAGCCGTTATTCTAGATGAAATTTCAGGTTTTGCTACAGAGAATACAACTGGACATGACCAAGCTAAAACTGCTGATGCTATATACGATATGTATCGTGGATCTGTTGTTTCTCGTTTCCCAGACTATGGAAAAGTAATTTTACTTTCCTTTCCACGATTTAAAAATGATCCAATACAAAAATTTTATGATTCAGTTATAGCAGAAAAGGAAACTGTAATCAGAACTAAAACATTAAAGATGGACGACGATCTTCCAGACGGAACCTCAGGAAATGAAGTTGTAGTTGAATGGGAAGAAGATCATATTGTTTCTTATACGATACCAAAGGTTTATGCTCTAAAAAGACCAACATGGGAAATTAATCCTACAAAGAAAATTGAAGATTTTAAAGTAGAATTCTATAAGAATATGCCAGATGCTTTAGGTAGATTTGCTTGTATGCCACCAGAAGCAATTGATGCATTTTTTAAATCAAGAGAAAAAATTGAAAAGGCTTTTAATAACATGGCCTTAGCTGTAGATACTTTTGGTAGATTTGAAAATTGGTTCGCACCAGACCCCGACAAAGAATACTTTATACATGTAGACCTTGCACAAAAGCATGACCATTGTGCTGTATCTATGTCCCATGTTCAAAAATGGGTAAATGTAAAAGTAACTGACACGTACTCCCAGCCTGCGCCAATTGTTGAAGTAGATGCAGTTAGATACTGGACACCAACAGCAGATAAATCTGTAGACTTTACAGAGGTAAAAGATTATATATTATCTTTAAGAACAAAAGGATTTAAAATAAGACTTTGTACATTTGACCGTTGGAATTCTCACGATATGATGCAGCAATTAAAACAGTATGGAATTAACACAGAGACTCTTTCAGTCGCCAAAAAACATTATGATGATATGGCAATGGTTGTTGCAGAGGATAGATTAACTGGACCACATATACCGCTGCTCATAGATGAACTCCTACAGCTTAAAATAATGCGTGATAAGGTAGATCATCCACGCAAGGGATCAAAAGATTTGGCTGACGCTGTGTGTGGTTCTATATATAATGCAATTAGTAGAACTAAATTTGAAACAAATCAAGAAATTGATATTCATACCTATGATTCAATTTCAAGAAGACGAGATGATAAAGATGAAGAAGTTAGATTAAATGTAATTAGACCTCCAAAAATACCAAAAGATTTGGCGGATGTACTAGATGGAATGGAAGTATTATGAGTATATATCAAGATAAAGCAAAAGAATGTAAATGCTGTGGGAAACATGTACCATTACCTACTACTTTAAAAGAGTATTCTGGATATATGCTATGCCCTACAACATTTGCAAATGTAATTGAATATAAGAGACTGTGGAAATCTCTTGGGGCAAGGCCACCTGGAAGTGTTAGAAAACACTTCTCGGACTATGTACAGCAGTTAGTGGAAACCACCATTGACAAAAATGAGGACGGGACAATACAATAAGACCCTGTGGCGTTAGCTCAGTTGGTCAGAGCCCCAAACTCATAATTTGGTCGTCGTAGGTTCAAGTCCTACACGCCACACAAAAGAGAGTATAATATAGACATGGATGAAGATATGGACTTGCAATACTATATAGAAATAGGCGCTATAACTTTAGAAGGTATGGATGAAAATGGAGAAATGATTTTCGCTATACATGAAAAAGCTAAGGAAGTAGCTCCAGAACTATGGCAGGCACATATACAACATGTTGATGAGTCTTTAATAAAACTTTATGAAAAAGGTTTAATGGAAGTAGAGTACGATGAAAATTTAGAAGCTACTTTACATTTAAGTCCAGAAGGACAAGAACTGGCTAAGGAAATGGGATTGATTCAAATGAATTTTCCAGATACGCCAAACGATTAGGAGGAAATATGCCATACAACATTAGACAAGGAGCGGCAGGATGCAAGGGATATGCTGTCGTAAATGACAAGGGTGAACTAAAAGGATGCCATCCAAGCAAATCAAGAGCATCAGCACATATGAGAGCCCTTTATGCAGCCACTGCAAATGAACAAAAAATGCAGGAAAGAAAAAAGAAGATTTACTAGACAAAACTTTTTGTCTTTGCTATAATATATGTGGGTCGCCATTCGGGGCCCACATATTAATTTATTCGCTTGAAGGAGGAATAAAATGGTAACACATTTCGCATTGGATCTTTTTAAAGATCCATTTTTTATTGGGTGGGATAACCACTTTAGAAATCTAGAAAAAGTAATGAACAGTTCAACTAATTATCCACCATACAATTTAAAGCAGTTTGGTGAAGATTCTTATTTGATCGAAATTGCTCTCGCTGGTTTTAATTCAGAAGATATTAAAGTTCAGCAAGAAAAAAATGTATTAACAATTTCAGGAGAAAGCAAATCTGAAGATGCAACAAGTTATATTCATAAAGGCATTGGAGGACGCAGCTTTTCAAGAACATTCTCTCTTGCAGAATATGTAGAAGTAACTTCTGTAATGATGAAGAATGGTCTCCTTATTGTTTCATTAACAAAAAGAATTCCAGAAGAGGCAAAGCCAAAGGTATTTGAAATTATCGATGGTGATGAACTGGGAAGAATTTCTGAAGCGGAACAAGATGAAATGCTAGAGCAGGCACAAAAAGAAGGTTTGCTCAAGCGTAAAAAGAAAAAATAGTATAATGGTTCTGTCCATGTAGATGGACACGGGCTAATAGTTACGCCTTAGGATACACCTGAGCATGTGTATAAACTGCTCATTAAAATTTAAGGAGAAGAAGTGCCAGCATACGATTACAAATGCATCATCTGTGAACATAGTAAAGAAGTTCACAGATCAATAAGTGATGCAACAATGACAGAGCTTTGCGAAAAATGCGGAGCAGCAATGGTCAAACAGTTTGGCACATTCGGCATACAGTTTAAAGGCTCTGGCTTTTATAAAACAGATAACGCTAAGTAATTACATGTTATAATTAACTTGTTACAAAAGATGTAACAAGGAGTACTTAGTTGACTGGAACAAAAATATGGAGATTGTCTTTAGCCGCCATTCTTGGATTTGGATGGCTATTTCTCGTTCCACAAAATGCATACGCAGACTGTGTTAATTACATACAGTCTCAAGCAATAGCGGCGGCATATGAAGGCGATGAAGAGCCTACAGTTCATACAATGGACACCTGTGGTGGGGATGACACTTCATATCAAATACCTATAGCAACAACAATTACATTTGACGGTGTTCAATATTCTAATATTTATGCTACAACAAATTCAGTAATTACATTTGGTCAGCCAGATGGAACATATTGGACTTATCCATCTACGCCATCTATTTCTTTATATTCTATGGACTGGGTTTCTGGATGGTATAATGCACGTGATACCTTAAATATATCTTATTCTGAAGGCGGTTTCCAATTAGATCTTGAAGTTATTCCATTTGGACAATGGAATACGCCAACTCCAAGTAATATTAATATTATTGTTGCTATTACAAATACTGGTGGTATTTCTGTAGCATATAGTTATCAAGGACCAGAATATCCTAACCTTAGAACTGGTGTGAGACTTCATGACGGATCTATAGTTTCTCTTGAAGAATGGGGTGCAACACAAATTACTGCAGGACAGCCTATGCCAAGCCTAAGCGCTGAACCAATTGCAGAACCTACACCAACTCCTACTGGACCTACGCAAGAACAAATAGCATTTCAAGAAGAGGCAAGAGTTACAGCATCATTAATTGCAAATGCAATAGCTGCGGCAAGTAATGAGGTTGTTGTGGAACCAGTAGTAGATCCAGAACCAACATCTGAACCTTCACCAGAGCCAACGATACAACCAACACCAGAACCAACCAATGATTCAAATGTAATAGTTGTTGAACCAGAGATAGTTACTCCAGAAGATCCTAGATTTCCTGATGGAGAAGGGCAAACTGAACCAAGCGATCCCACTCCAACTCCAAATTCTGAAACCACAAATGAACCGACGCCAGAACCAAGCCCTGAGCCAGAGCAAACTGTTGAGCCTTCACCAGAGCCTTCACCTCTGCCATCGGATATAGATCCAGAGCCAACTCCTGAACCAGATTTAACTCCTGTTGAACCTTCGAAAGAATCATCAGACAATGCTATCACAGAATTAGTTCCAGAAAAAGGCAAGGGAACCACAGAAGACCTTAGTAGAGTTATTGCTAATTTAACTAGTAAAGATAATAAATTAGTTAAATTAACATCAGAACAAATGGCTGCAATTGGAAATACATTATTGGCATTGACAAATGAGGCAAAATCCGAAGTTGCAAAAGATTTTGGCGTAAAAAGTAATGAAATAGAAATACTTGCAGAAACAGCAAAAGATAATCCAGCAGTTGCAATAGCTATTGCTACATTTTCTGAAAAGGCAAAAGAAAATATAAATGCCCCTATGCCATACACTGTAGCAGACGCTATTACAGAAGCTCAAACAGAACAATTTTTATCTGATCCAATAAAAGCATTAACTAATATAGATTTAGAAAAAGTATTTAGCCCTTCCGAATGGGGTAAGGATATGACAGATGATCAAAGAGAAAAAGCACAGGAAGTAATTGTGCCAGTAATTATTGCATCAAATATTGTGGCTGCTGCCATGACAAGGAGGATATAATGAAAATAATTAAAGGTATCCTAAATTATCTATGGGAGGCAGTTAAAGAGAGTATTGCTCAAGTCTGGACCCTCCTTGGATTTTTTATAGCCTGGTTAACACTTACTGGAACTGCCCAGCAGGTAGTAGGAGTGGCCACAGTAGCGGCAACTATTATTTGGCTTGCCACAATACCCCTTCGAAAAGAAGAAGACTAAATGCTATAATAGAGGCATGAGAAAATTAGGTGCCTCATTAATTAGTTTAATACTAGTCGTTACGGTTACATCGTGTAATTATGATGGCGGCTATCGTTATGAATGCCAAGATTCTGCTAATTGGGAAAAGCCAGAATGTAATCCTCCAATTTGCGAAACAAGCGGAACATGTTCTAGAGATTTGGTTGGCAAAACGGTATGGGATGAGTACCAAAAGACGAAGGTAAAAAATGGCTAAAGAAAGATTAACTCCACAAGATTTAGATGCTAGATTAAAATTTATTTTAGGAATCACACTTGGTTCTATTTTATTTTTAACCGCTATAGGAATTCTGTACGGTCTATTGTTTGTAACTCAACCAATTGGAGCACAATCAGAAAATGATAAAATGTTTTTTAACGTCCTTGGTAGTGTAGCAACATTTATTACGGGAACTCTTGCAGGTTTATTAATTGGTCAATCTGGTGCTAAAGATATTATGAAGGCACAAATGGATAATAAAGAAATTGACGCTAAGAATACACAAGCAGACAAAAAACTTGAATCTGAAATTGATTTAGCAGAAAAGAAAATGCAGATCGAAATCGATGATGCTGCAGCACGTAGAGCTGCAAAGGATCCTGCACAGGTTCCAGATGAGCATGAAGTTGATGAAGAATGGGATAAGGATTAATCATGGCAGAACAGGGTACAGCAGCAAGACTTATTGAAGTAGCAACTGCAGAAGTTGGTACTGTAGAAGGTCCAAAAGATAACGAAACTAAATATGGCAAATTTACAAAAGCTAATTTCCAGCCATGGTGCGGATCATTCGTAATGTGGTGTGCTAATGAAGCAGGAGTTAAAGTTCCAAATACTGTTTACTGCCCAGCAGGAGCAGCAGCATTTAAGAAAAAAGGTTCATGGATTGACGGAGATTTGGCAGATCCAGAGCCAGGAGATATTGCATATTTTGATTTTCCTGCGGACGGTGTTGACCGTATTAGTCACGTAGGTATTGTGGTTAAAGATAATGAAGATGGAACTGTATGGTGTATTGAAGGCAACACTTCTTCAAATAAAAAGGGTAGCCAGAGAAATGGTGGAGAAGTATGCAAGCAACTTCGTGCCTATAAGAAAAATAAAAAAGGTGTAATGATTTCAATTGTTGGATTTGGACGTCCTAAATTTAAAGCATAATGAAGACTTATAAGGTAAAATTAGAGATAGACGCAGAAGTACAGGCATTTGACGAGAATGACGCTGTAGATTATTTGAACGATATATTCGGCATTGATGATGAGGTAAAATCAGTCAAGGTCGTTAATGTTAAGGAGAAGTGATGGCTAAAGAAGGATACACGCCCACCGCTGGTATGAAGGCGGCAGCTAAAAGAGCTATTCGTTGGAAAGAACAAGGAAAAGCAAAAGGTGCTGGAACCGCAGTAGGCTGGACTCGTGCAGGGCAACTTGCACGAGGTGAGACATTAAGTTTGTCTACCGTTAAACGTATGTATTCCTTCTTTTCCAGACATGAAGTAGACAAAAAAGGTAAGGATTTTAATAATACTTCTAATCCCAGTAATGGTCGAATTATGTGGGATGCCTGGGGCGGCGACGCTGGTTTCTCTTGGTCTAGAAAGATTGTGGAAAGAGAAAAAAATATGAAGAAATCATATACACAAGATGAGCTAGTAGAAGAGATTAAAGATATGTTGGACGATGTAGTAAATCCAGCGGATACAGTTGTTGAAATTGATGATGACGAAGAAATTATAAAGGCTCTTCGCCCAGAAATTACAAAAGAACAATTAGGAATGGTAATTGAGCATTTAATGGAAGCTATTGAGGGAATGATTGAGGTTCCAGAAGAAGATGATATGGAAGGTAAAACCGAGGCTCCAGAAATGGAATCAGAGGATGCCAACGAATCAAACCCAGCCCCAGTTGGAGACCCAATGAAAAATGAAACAAATTGGCCAGTATCTAAATCAACTGACGGGCAAGATTACGAGTCAGATAATGAAGACGAAGATAAATGGGATAATATAACTAAGGCATGTTGGTCTGGTTACAAACAGGTTGGCATGAAAGAAAAAAATGGACGGATGGTTCCAAATTGTGTCCCAGTAGAAAAAGCACACGAAGCAACAGAAACTGTTGAGGAGCCAAAAATAAAGAAATCTTTATTTAATAACTTAGATCCATATGATTTAGTTAAGCGCAAATTCTCCGCTGATCAACGCCGTCGCATGGCAGAAGAAGGAAAAGCTATGCCAGATGGATCATATCCAATAGCTAATCGCACAGACCTTATGAATGCAATTCGTTCTTGGGGTCGTGGAGGAGCGGATCCAAAGGTAAAAGCACATATTAAGCGTCGTGCAAAGGCACTAGGCGCATCAGATATGATTCCAGAAAACTGGAAATAAATATTGACATAGCCGCAGCAATTCCTGTATAATATATATATTGGGATGCTGCGGTTTAGTCTATAAAAAGGAAAATGTTAAACCTAAATTTACAAGGTGTAGAAATCTTCATAAAGAAAGCCCAGTCAGAAAAAATAAATTCTTTTTGGGAAAATTATGATCTTTTAATATGGAGTAAAAACATAAATGGATATACAAGCAAAAACGGCATGTTTCGAAAGAATTCATGGGGAATAGCTGAAAGAATAGCTGTTAACGAAAATGGAGTATGGAAGCTACCTATAAAGTATGTCAAATATTTTAAATGATTTAGGTGTAGATACAGAAGATTTTGATTGGTGGCATCTATCAATATGTCGTGGAATGGACACAAATCTATTTTATGATAAATATGAAGTAGATACTAATATAGCAAAAAGTGTTGATAACGCATGTATGGCATGTCCAGTAATGAAAATGTGTTATCAGTCTGGAGTAGACAATTCAGAGTATGGTGTTTGGGGTGGAGTTTATTTATCTTCTGGAGAGATCGATAAATCAAAAAATTTACACAAAACACCAGAAACTTGGAAAAAGTTAAGGAGTAAAGGTGTCATCTAACCATTTTTACGACGATAAACATTTTAAATATGGAATTAATCAATGGACTGGTGAACCAAATAAACCTGTATTTTACAATGCAGAAATGAAAAAAAAGATCAGAGAATTAAAAAAACCTGGAATGCTTTTAATGGATATAGCAATGTATCCAGACTTTCTAGCGATCAGATTATACGAAGATAATTTTTTACAATTAGATGGAATCAAAAAAGAAGAAGCAATTGCTTATGTTGATAAAGTTAAAAAAGTAATAGAATCATTTGGTGTAAGATGTGAGTTAGAAGGGGTTCCAAGTGCAAGAGTTTTATGAGATAATTAATGTTGTATATATTTATGAAGAAAAATTATATGGCACCGTTGATAAACTTGGAGCTTTTGCATCAATGGTAAAGTATACCAAAGAGGGAATAGATTACGAAGAATTGCTAGAAAATGACGAGTTCGCTATAGTAGACGAAATCGTATTTCATCATGTAGAGGAAAATAATGGATAAGATATTATGCTACAGTTGTAATAAAAGTAAGCATAAATTAAATGCAAAGAAATCTTCTTTGCTTCCAATTAATTTGTTAATGTGCGAATCGTGTATAGATGCAAAACTTGAGCCACGCTGGTTAATTATTTTGGCGGGAAGATCAAACGGAGCAGATGCAGTCAGAGAATTTGTTCTTAAAAAGCGGTATATTGGAAATGAAATATCCGCATCTGAACTATTAGTTTAAGCCCATTTTACGGTATAATTAATTTATTATGGATTATACCTCAATCACAATTGCTTTATTGGCTGCCGTTTTTTCTGGCATGGGAACTGCAATTGTAGCAGGCTTAAAAGAGGCTAAAAGAGAAAAAAGACGGCAGGCTGAACGGGAACAGGATCATCTTAAATTAGAGATAAAAGACCTCAAAATAGCCCTATACCAGCTTGAAAAGGAATTAACTGACTGGAAGGATAAATATTATAATTCTATCCAGGAATTAATTCAGGTTAAATCCGAATTAGAAAATGCTTTGGTCCAGCTTAATATTATTGAATTAAGGGATGTAGACTCGGAATATTAGAAATAGTACAATAGGGTATATGACCTGTATAGTAGCCCTATCTGTAGGAAATAAAGTCGTGCTCGGCGGAGACTCCGCAGCATCTGACGAAAAGTCTGGTTTAATCCTACAAACAACAGATCCAAAAGTTTTTAAAGTGGGTCAGTTTGGTATAGGTTTTGTTGATTCTTTTAGAATGGGTCAAATTTTACAATACAATTGGACGCCACCAATTTATAAACCAACAGCAGGATTTAAAAATTTAGATAAGTTTATGCGTACTAAATTTGTTGAGTCAGTTAAAGAAGCTTATCAAGAACACGGATATGGAAGATTTGGACAAAATACAGAAGATGGCGATGAAGGCGGAATTATAATTATTGCAGTTCAAAATACTGGTCGTATATTCACAATGGATGTTGATTATCATGTATCTGAAGTTGATGTAGATTACTTGGCGGAAGGTAGCGGACAACAGGTAGCATTAGGATCTTTATTTTCTACAAGCGCAGTTAAAACTCCACGTAAACGTGTTAGAATGGCGTTAGAATCAGCGGCCAAGTTCATTATGAGCGTAAGAGGCCCCTTTACAATCATAGAGGTATAGAGGTATAATAGTAGTATGAAGTGGCTGAATCGTTTAGCCGCCCTACTGTTTGGACTAATTACAGTAGGATTAATAAGAGACTTCCTAGACAAACATACTATAGTAGTTTTTGATAAAGAAGAAGATGAACAGGATGAAGAATTGGGCGACATAGTTAACTTAAGACCAGAAAATTATGATAATGCTATGGATCTTAGAGGTGCTCCAACACATGTTTGTCCATGTGGATGTAATATATTTAATGTAAAAGTAATTTTTTATGAAAATGAAATAGCTACATATTTCCTTGATATGGAATGTGCAAATTGCGGTAGTTTGGCTACTGCTCCTACACCAGTAGATCACACAGAAGGGTTAGATAATTGAGAAAATCAGAAAGACTTAGAATTGCAGAGTTAGAATTAGTTAGAATTAATTATGAATTAGAGTATGTAAAAGCAATGCTTTCAACTTTAATTGAATTGGGTGGACTTAAAACTCCAGAAATGGACTCTGGAAAATGGTATTCATCTAAAAGACAGCGCCCAGATATTCCTAATAACTAGTATTGACGATCTAGTTGTAATTTAGTAGAATAGGCAACATGAATAAAAAACTAATAACTGTCGTAATGACAGCAGTACTTTCTATTACATCAATCAATATGGTAAAGGCTGATACGCCTAAACCTGCAACGGTGGCAATTCTTGATACAGCATTAAATGTAAATTTACCAGTGTTTAAAGATAAGATTGTTCAAGAAGTATGTATTCTTGAATGGAATTCATGTGCAAATGGATCTAATTTTATGGAGGGCCCAGGAGCAGCATCTATGCCGTTAGACCAGATGGCAAGAAATGGGTTTAATCATGGAACTAAGATGACCCATGCATCTATTATTACAAATCCAAATATTAAGGTTGTATTTGTTAGAATTGTAGGTGCTACTTCTACTGGTTCTCGTCAAATTACTAATGAACCTACATTTGTTAATGCTTTGACTTGGGTTCTTAAAAACAAAGATAAATATAATATTTCAGCAGTAGCAATGTCACAAGGACATGGAAACTTTATGCCTGGATCTAACTATTGTCCATCAACTCCACAAACACAATCTGTTATATCTCAATTGGATGCTTCAGGAGTTCCAGTATTTTTACCAGCAGGTAATAATAAAGATTTGACTAGAGTATTTTGGCCAGCATGCATACCACAATCTGTAGCAGTATCTGCAGTATCGGTAACAGATGGTCCTGCAATTTATACAAATTATGATAAATTATTAACAGATATGTTTGCCATTGGAAGACTTCCATTAGTTGATGTTAATGGATTTATTTTTACTGAAGATGGAACTTCTGTATCTACTCAAGTTGCTGCTTCTGTATATGTTGGATTAAAAAATAAATACCCATTGTATACAAAACAACAAATTTTAGACTTTATGAAATTAAACTCGTATCCAGTAAAAAGTAAAACTATTTTGGGATATGTAGTAAGTAAGGATATTTTAAATGGCTAATCAGGTAACAGTTCTTGAAGAAATAATTGGAGATGTTGCTATTGCGTTGTATCAAAAATGGTATAACGCAATGCCAGTAGAAGAAAAAAATGAAGTAGCAGAAGAAGCATTAAAAAAGAACGCACAAGAAACTACTTTATTTATAATTCAAATGTTCATGGATAAATTCAATCAGGCAGCAGAAGAATTAAAAAATCAAGACTAGTATTGACTAGCCTTATATTATTTAGTAAGATAGGACTATGCAAACATTTCTACCAGAGGCGGACTTTGCTAAGACAGCTAAGCATTTAGATCGTAAGCGTCTTATTAAGCAAAGCGTAGAGAATCTTCAGGTTCTCAAATCATTGGCTGGATATTACAACGAGTCAGGCGCTTGGGTAAATCATCCAGCAGTTAAGATGTGGGAGGGCCATGAAGATTGGCTATTCCTATATAATGAAGCAATCATTAAGGAAATCTTAATGAGAGGTTACAAGAATTCAACAAGAGAAACATTTGATCAAATTTATCAGGAAAACTTCCTAATGCTTGAATCAAATGAGCCTTGGTGGCTTGGAGATGAACGTTTACACTACTCACACAAGGGTAGATTGTACGAAAAAGATCCAGACAAGTACTATTTCTATTCAGAGTTTGCGGACTATCGTGAACTAGGGTATACTTGCTGTGAATCTTGCAGTTACTACTGGCCAACTCATGCGGAGGACAATGATGAATCTAACTAATGAGACCTTTAGTAAAGCTTTAGATGATAACAAAATACTCATCGTAGATTTCTGGGCGGATTGGTGCGGACCTTGTTTAAAGGTTGCTCCAATATTAGATGAAATATCAAATGAGTATAATATACAAATTGCTAAAGTTCATGTAGATGAACAACAAGATTTGGCTGCAAAGTATGACATTTCAACCATACCAACATTGTTAGTATTTGAAAATGGAATACCAGTTAAAAAAGTGGTTGGCGCACAGCCTAAACACAAACTCGTGAAAGAGTTTGAAGGATGGATTTAACATATAGTGAATGGATGACATATGGGATTGAAAAAGGTTGGTGCGGACCTCCTGTATGTTATACCCATGACGGACTACCAATGTCTAACGAAGAAGACATGGAGTTTGGTGAAGGCCAAGATCCATGTATGCATATTGTTCGTATGTACGAAGACATTGAAATGAAAAAAAGAATAGAAGATAACCATTCCCCATCAAATTGGCGGAATTCGTACACAAAGGTTTCTGACTCAACAATAGAGACAGAATAATAAAGGAGAAATAAATTAAATGAAATCATTTAAGAAACTCGCTCTAGCTTTGGTTGCAGCCTTTGCTATGGGCAATCTCGTTGCAACACCTGCAAGTGCTGCTCCAATGTCAGTCGCTTTGACTGTAAATGGGTCTGCACCTGCAACAGCAGGTACATCAACTACTACTGCAATTGAACTTAATGTTCCTGCAGATAATTCAGTTGATGTTGCCGATGCGCTTAAGTTTGTAGTTACAGTAGACACTGGAACTGCAGTTTCTGTTAGCGCAACAAATGCTTCGGTAATTCTTGCTACAGCAACTGCTGCAGCACCAGTAACAGCAGCATCAGGATCCGCTACGGCATCCGTTGCTACAGGAACTGGAACTACCGCAACATTCTTCGTATTCACAAAGACAACCGCAGTTGGTACAGTCTCTGTTACAAACCAAGGCGAAACCAAGGTTTATTATGTCCAAGGTGCAGTCGGAAAGATCAACGATATTTCAGTATCTGGTCTTGAGGTTGGCGCTTCTGGAACTCAGGTAACTCTTACTGTTACTGCTAAGGACGTATTCGGAAATAAGGTTTCTGGAAAGTCTATTACTGCTGTTGTTGCAAATGGTACTCTTGATACCACAACTGCTACAACTGGAACAGGATTGACAGATTTTGGAACACGTGATTTTAAAGTAACCCTTCCAGTCGCTGGTTCGGCTGCTGTTATTTTCTCGGTAACAAACTCTTCAGATCTAGCAACTGCTGTAACTGGTTTTAATACTGTTACATCATCTGTTGCAAAGAATATTGCAGTACGTGATCTTGCTGCAGAACTTCTCGCAATGACAAATGCTAAGAATGCTGCTGATGCAGCGCTTGCTGCTGCTGTTGCTAAGGCTGCTACAGATTCTGCAACTGCTAAGGCTGGCTTTGATGCTGCCCTAGCAACTGCAAATGCTGCTACTGCAACTGCTAAGGCTAATGCTGATGCAGAAATTGTAACACTCAAGGCTGAGATTGCAACACTCAAGGCTAATGCAGTAACCGCTAAGGTTGCTTCTGATAAGGCTCTTGCTGACGCACAGGCCGCTGCTACTGCAGAACTTGCTAAAGCTAAGGCGGACAGCGATGCTGCTCTTGCTTCAGTAAAGAAGGCATTCAATGCCCTTGCTGCAAAGTGGAATAAGGCTAATCCAAAAGCCAAGGTTGCTCTCGTAAAGTAATCTAATTTAATATTGGGGCAGGACTTAGGTCTTGCCCCTTTATTTTATAAATGCTAGAATATATAGATGGAAGATTATTTAAATAATAAAGTTCGACGGGACATTATAAAAGAAATAAATAATCTTGAACTTCCAGAAGAATGGAAGCCATATCAAGTGATTGATTATATAATCAGAAAGATAGATAAAAAATAATGTGGAATAAATTAAAGCAATGGCTCTTCCCAGAAGAGTTTAAATATACTCCTCTAATTTTAGATGAGCCAGAAAGAAAGGTGACAGTTGTGAAAAAAGCAACAGCAAAGAAAGCTCCAGCCAAGAAGAAGGCTCCAGCTAAGAAGTCTCCAGCAAAGAAGACTGTTAAGAAGTCAACCCCAAAGAAGAAATAAATGGGTAAACACCACGAGAAAATTGCGGCATCGCTTGAAATCCGAAAAAGAAATCATAAAGGACCAGGCGGTAAAGTACCAGGATCTATGAATAAAAAGAAAACTGGTTATAATCGTGTAAAGGCAAACGGCGCAAAGTAATGTCTAAAGAAATCTGTGAAATAAAAGGTTGTCATAATGAGGCTAATCGTATGACAAGCACAGAAACTAAATATATAATGGTTTGCGACCAATGTTGGCATAATATATATAAGATATAGCATGATACAGAGACTAGCGGATATTATCTGGAGGGCGGTAGAGAAGATCTACGCCCTTCCAGATGACATATTTGATTTTGAAGATGATGAAAATGCTATAATAGAGGAATGAGCGGCCTTCTAGACCCGCTTAAATATAACCTATAGGAGAAATAAAATGACAGACGGAATCAATTTGGATGGCTTTACTGCAAACCGTAAGCCAGCAGGAAAGCACAACATTGGAGAGCAGTATGCTGCTGCTCCAAGAGCTGCATTTCCAGCAAAAGATGTCTCAACTCAAGGAAACGCAGGATTCAATGCAGAAGGTTCATATGATATGGGCAATCGCAAAGAAACAAACGCATATCCAGAATCAGAGAATATGTAATGTGTGTTGAATGTGGTTGTGAAAACGTGGGCAGCCAAACTGGAATGTCAAAAATTCCAGGCGGAATGCTTGATGTAACACGTGACGGAGAAGCAGGTTTAACTTTAAATATGACTGCTACTCAACAGGAGAGATTGCGATTCATAAATGAGTAACGGAACAGGAATGGTTCCGCCTCTAAACAGTGAGCCATCAGGTGCTGTTACTTCGCAAGAGGTTGGACGCAAGAATCCAAGTCAAGGAAAATTTAGATCTGGTATCCAAGATAAAAGATCTATTGTTGTAGATCGTAATCGTCATGGTATTCGTAGGGAAACAACAGTAGGACCTAAGAAGACTAGACCAAAGAAAGTATAAAGGATTCCCCCGCTAATGGCTTTTAGCTGTGGTGGGGGAACTTATTATGTGTAGAGAATGCGGTGATTGCACCAAAGAACACGATAAGACTATCGATGATTCTATAGATAATTTAGAGAATGTGGGATTATAATGGATTTGCAGGCGGCAGAAACAGATCATAAGAAAAAAGAACCAGCAAAGACAGTATGGAAATGTCCTTGCAATGGTTGTGCTAAGGCGGTTAAACAAGAAAAAGAACGCATTCTTGCAGAAATAGAAAAAATAGATTTAGTTAAGCTTAATGGATTAGGCATGAAGATTCTAGTAGCAGATATAGTGAGAAATAAGAATGCGTAAGTATCTATTTCGATGTAAAGACTGCCAGACAATAATGACAATTGAGACTGAATTAGAGGATAAATACATCCATCAGGTACCACCATGCCCATGCGGTAGAGCTAGAATGATCAATATGGCTACCCCAGAATATGCATATGGAGTTGAAAAACAATTTAAGGTAATTCATGAAATTAATCTAGGCTTGGAAGAAGTAGAAAATCCAGACGCATGTCTTTGTTTGGACTGTCAGGTATCTCAGCGTGGCTTGTAAGCACGTATACGAAACTCTAGGAGAGGATATCTGCCCTTATTGTGGCAAAGATACCCATGAAACAGACTGGGCTTTCCAGGCGCAAATGCACGAAGAATGGATAGCCAGTGGAAAAGCTAGATATGGTGGCTGGTGGTCAATCTAACTATTGACCAATTTATATTAATTTACTATAATATACACTATATTGCCCAAAAGTGAAGCGAAAAGTGCGAGAAAGAGAGAAGGCGGATGTTCGATTATAAATCAGCGATGGAATCAGGCCATGCCTTCAATAAGATCGTCGCTATGCGACTAGAATCAGAAGGAATTTCGGCGGAAGTTCCAGAGTTCTCATTTGCTCAATCAAAAGAAGAAATCAAAAACTATACTCTCAATGATAAGGATATTATCGTGGGGGATGAAATAATTGAGGTCAAGAGCAGAAACCTATTCTTTACAGATAATCCATCATCCTTTCCCTATGATGAATTAATTGTAGATACAGTTTCAGGCTATGAGGCAAAAGAAAAGAAGCCCTTGGCTTATGTTATGGTAAGTCAAAAAACAGGAGGGATGTTCATTATTCCCACCGCATTTTCAGCTTCATGGAAGATAGAAAAAAAATACGATAGAGAGAGAAAGCATGAAGATTTCTTCTATTTAGTTTCAAAGAGTTTTGGTCGACCATTTTTACAATTGGTTAATAAATTAAAAGGAGCGGTATGAACCAGGAAAGACCTACATGTGATTTATGTAATATGTATTTTGATGCAGATATATTTTGGGAATGGCATAAGCTAGAAGGGCATATGGTTATGTGTAGAAATGGGGAGGGAAAGCGATGAGCAATTTTACTGAAGATAGATATTGGGAAAGAACTGGGACGGTAGATCCAGATTATTCTGAATGGGATTTTATAGACGATAATGGCGATGCCTTTAGGGTAATATATAAATGAGTTATCCTCTTCCATCAGATCCAGCAATGGCTGCCTATTTACAGCATTTAAGAGAACGCAATATTCGCATTGCATCTGTCTGTCATATCTGTAAAAAGCAGTCAACTGGAATAAATTCGGACGGCTACAAGATAGTCTTCGTCTGTCAAGATCACTATATACCAGATAACCCTAATGTAATACATAAAGTATATCCAGATGGATATAAGGTTCCAGATCATATGATGGATCCGAATATAGGTGGATATTTAGGAAATAATGACAAATCTATGTAAATGCGATAAGTCTAATATATTTCCCAGATGCAATAGAAATCCAGAATATTGCCCAAGAGTAGAAGAAGACTCTATATGGGCTACACAAATTTCATTTGAAGAGTAGCTGATACCTCTCCTACCCCCCTCCCATTTTCTCCCTTTATAGGCCATTCTGGCTATTTTATAGTGGAGTATAGTGGAGCATTGTGGAGTAAAGTGGTTATCATTTAGTAACGAAATGTTATTATATATTATCTAAATAGATATATGAGTAATTGAACCCCATTTATCATATTCCCGTAATGTTGTCAATAGCCATATATGCATGCATATGTTCCAGGATTTGTCAATAGCTCTCGTAAATAGCGATTTTGGATCGCTCAAATTCGACAAATTTTGACAGATAATGGATTAAATTAGATCTATTTTGATTTATTTTATAACATTTTGTTATATATTCCAGGAATTTTTATATATTCTCGTAAAAGCGCATTCTTGCCCGCTTTTATTCAAGACAAAAGGTGCAAATCGGACATTTGTCCAACTTGCACCTTATCTTTATTTATTTAGCGATATTGCGCTGTACGAGTTTTTCTATGTAACTCATTTTCTTTTTCGTGATACACCTTGATATATTCAATTAGTTCTATTAGTTTGGATTGAGTATATGGTGGATAACTTGTTGTTATTATATTAGCCATTAGGGCTGGATGGAAGTGGTGGTCATTTAGAATTTCTTCTAATTGGTCTACTACTTTGTCTATTTTTGTCCGCCGTCTCATTGTTTCCGCCTTTCTTGTAGAGAACCGCTCATTATATCAGAAAGGGCTGACTTGCGCCAGCCCTTTACCAATATCATTATTTAGTTTTTAGCTGTCTTGACTTCAGCGGTGAACTTAATTCCATTCTTTTCCGCCTCTGACAATGCCTGCTTAGCTGCAGCTGAGAATCGGCCACGGCGGCCAACAGTAATTCCCTTTTGAGCTAGATATTCACGCTTTGTTGCCATTGTATTGATCCTTTCTATGATCAGTATTTATTATATATGAGTTTCGGGAATTTGTAAATACCCCCGTAACCCACCCTATGGGCCCACCGCCCACAGAATCCTATATGTCTGTTTTGTCCGATTTGTCCATTACGATGATTTCGTTCTCCATAGATGGGTACCCATCTTCTAGATCTAATGTATCTTTGAGCTCTTCCACGAAATGCACATCAATTGTGTTGTCTTTGACAACCTGAGTCCACTTATGAGTTTCGGCGGCAGAGGCAATGTCCCATGCCTCATCCTCCGTATTTGCTTCTACGTTTATATAGAACTCAAATAACATGTCACCAAATACTTTATACTTAGTCATCTAGCCACCCGTCATCATCCAGAATTACGAGAAAATCATTTTCCCGCATCCAATCATCAATTGCCTCATGCAATGATTCGGTCCCATATTCTAAAGTAAATCCATTTGTATCTGCATCTTCCCAGAACTTGTCCCAGATTTGTTTGAGAGTAATATCTTGTGGAATCACATCATAGTCTGATTCTGCGGCATCCTCAAATTTATGATTTTCGTAGATATCAACTACAATGTCCCATGCCCATAGCCAAACTAGGGGAGGAAATACGGATACTTCTTTGAGCCCGCTAATCATTGTATTTAATTGATTATAAGCGTCATCACGACGTGTTGCTTCTTGTAGATCTATATCAGCCATTCTTTTTTATCCTTTCAGTTATAGCAAATGCAAGTTGATATGTTAGAGCATATACGTGAGCGAGAGCGTCCAATTGTCCCTCCCAGTATTTGCGGTCCATGGAATCCATGGCTTCGCCTGATTTGTCCTCTGCCTCTTGGGCCAACTCCAGTTGCTCTTCAGCCTCTAGCATTAGCCATTTGAGTTCACCGTGCAAGATATCGGTTCCAGGAATTCCCATGTCGACCTGCTTCTGGAGATTGTCTGGTAGTTCGGTTGTGTACATCATCCTAGTATATCCTCTGCCACTGACAAAATATGGTCACAAGCATTAACTTGTCCAGTTGTATAGTTGTATTCAAAATCTAATTCAATAAAATCTTTTGAGGCGGGGTCCAAAGAATCCATTCTATTAGATAGATTCTCTAAGTCCTGGTTCAAAGAGATTATATGTAGTTTAAGATATTCAATTAATTGATTCATATTCTTCCTTCCGCTAGTAGGCCTTCAAGGAAATCTTTTGCCCGCCAAACATTATTATATAACCATGGGTCATCATCTGAATTAATCATAGTAAGGGCGGAATCAAGAGCATACACCATATCAGTTACATCAGTATCTTTATAACCTAACATTATTTCTCCTCATCCCATTCAATGTAATATTGGTCTTCAGGTTTCAAATCATAAAACTGATTAAATCTACCTTTTAGATAATTGCTATCAGACATTTCAGCAAATCTATAATCTGCAAAAAATGTTCCCTCATCTAAATTAGAATTCATCCATTCATCAAATAATTGTTCTGAAATTGTTTGAATCTCAGCGTCTATTACCATTTGATTCTCATTCTCTAGGAAAGAACCTTGTGGCTCTATTGGATATGTTCCAACTTCTCTAATCATTTTATTTGCTCCATTCTATAGTCAGGTACATGTTCTTCGTCCAAGTATATCTTATGGGTCTGACATTCTTTGACACAATCAATGTCTGCCTCGCCCATATAATTACAAGCAGAGCAAATTTGACCACAGCCCTCTTCGCAATAATCTAATGTATCTTCTGCATCACAATCTCTACATTTAGATTCATAGTCTGATTCTGAGATAACTTTGCCACGAAGTAATTCCATTTCGCCACCCCAACCTGTCTCTTCTTCATAACTAAGTGTAAATAGAAGAGTTGGATATTGGCTTGACAATTTGGCGACGGCAGGAACAGGCGGAGACCAAGCAGTATTGAAATTATAATGAACTACATGATTCTCACCATTAGGAGCATCTTCCATATTAGTATCAGGATATTTATCATCAGCAGAAACTGCTACATCCCATTTAGTTCCCCAATTTCTGACATTCCAAGAATACCAATCATTACCAGCAAACATTTCTTCAGGTGATTGATTTGGAGTATGAACAGGTTGTGATTCATATATTACATCAGGGACATTATCCTCTGTATGATTATAGATATTGTGAAATGCAAATACAGGATTTGGATATGTGTGCAATTTCTTTTGCATTTGCTGAGTTTCCATATTCCATGAATCATGGACTTTCTTGAATGGTTTATTTAGTTGTTCCATTAGTTGCTTGACAGATTCAGGATTTCCCTCAATCGTCAAACCGTTATATACCCAGTTTGGCATATTATTCCTTTCGCTTGAATGTTGTCATATTATATATCATGCCACCGACATTTGTCTAGAATTTCGGGAAATTATATTAGATCTCGTAAATGATCAATAGGGTCCCCAGCTACTGCGGGCAAAATAAGATCCCCCAGTCGTCAATTACTGGGGGATTAATATATAGGGCTGCTAGTCAAACGAAAGGAATTAAGTAAACACTGCTTTACTTAGCGACTTGGCGAATGCCTATAGCCGCACCCTACATTTAAATGGGCCTTAGCCGTAGAGATAATTATACCAGAATAGGGCTGTCTGTGTATTTCTCTACAAATGCTCTTAGGTCCATTGTGAACAAGGCTTCATTCTTCATACCTCTGACTTTGTTATCTTGGTTGTAGAATGAATCTTCCTCGTGCAATGAGAACGTCATCTGAGCAAAGTCGACAATAGCAATCTTGTGCTCATTGTCGCCAATCTCGTTTACATGGAGCCCCCATCCAGTTTCCATAGACCAACCGTCCCCAATCATGTGACTGATTGCGATACGTGTTGCATATGAGGGGTCCGACCAACGTGGCTGCGCTTTAGCAATAGCCTCTGCTAAATTGGCAAGCATGTGATATCCTGCCCAATGTCCGTACAGTACAATTGTATTTCCGTTCGGCTGTACAAAACCGAAATTTGCTCTATCTCCCACCGTTTATACCTCTTCCTTTTCTAGTTGTGGTGTCTCTTCGACCTTGTTATATTCTATAATTTCATAGGCCCACTTGTCAAGGGTCTCTGAATATTTATTCCTGTGGTGGCCACAGAAATATAATTCTCCGCTAGTACCTCTAGCCAAGAATAAGCTTTGGGCTGAACATGAGTCACATTTGATCCACTCAGAGGTCATTATCTAATGTCCCAAATTCGATTTTATCTGCAATACTGTCCATGATTACTCCTTCTTCACCAAGAATAGAATCCTCAGCCCATTTGCGGATATTAGCGATAATTACTTCACGAGTAAATTTAACGCCGT